GTTATATATCTATTAATAATATCAGGCGAGTACAACTCTATAGACGTGAAGTCTATGTCAATTTTATTTTTTTCAAACAAAATATTAGTTACAAAATCAAAAAAGCTATTTGCTTGCTTCATATGCTTCATAATAAAGACAGTTTAAGTTCCTAAATCAAATTTCACAACAGTTTTGCGAAAAAAATTTAGACATGAGTCACGAACTACTAGCCTCGAGTTCCAAATTTGCCAAATAGGGAAATCTCCCGAGGTTTGCGAAAAAAATTTAGATATACAACTGGGGCTCACAAGGTTAATTTCGTAGTCGCAATAAACGCGTCATCCGCCATGGAATAGTAGGTATCTATGACGATTTTCATGAATTCTTCCGCCTGATTATCGGTTAAATTGGTAGAATATGCAAAAGCTGGTGCTTTATTCCCTGCAACTACATTAATTGCGGTGTGCCCAATGGCAACATTGTCTTTTGAATAGGTTATACTCACACTACACTTACCTTTTGGTTGAATAATTCCGTGCTGCTCAAATTCCTTGTGTACAATTAGGTCATCACCGTCAACTTCAATCGGAGCCTTCAAATATTTCGTCGACAACAGGTTCGCAATTTGTGTGTTAAGTAATCTTTGAAAGAAAACAGCACCAAGAGGACATAAATTAGGAAGCTCCCAACAAAAATTAATAGCATCGTCGGAATAAATGAAATCATTGTTAAGAAGGTCTTCATTGTCAATCATGCCCTCCGTTTCGACCTTCATCGGTGCGCGAAACGCGACAATATTTCCAATCGGGAGAGTTTTTTTACGAAAATATTTATAAGCGAAGCGGTTGTGGATTAACTTTCCATCATACAGATCAACGTCTTTTAAAATCATACTAACATTATAGTGTATAATATAAAAAAATCAATCATCAAACTTATATCCAAAATATTCTAAATCATCCTTGCATAATTCAGTAACAATATCTATCATTTTAGAATTAGTATAATATTTTCTGTAATCTCTATCTCTCTCGCTACGCCTCGCTTTATGTAGGGTTCGTAAATACGGAATTGTATTTTCTAATTGTTCATACCTAATAATATTGTCTTCCGGGAGGATTACTTCATGATTAAATTCAAGCCAATTTAATTGCCGCCAAATAGCTTCTGGTCTATCGTCGATATTAAATACAAAATGATCTACCTTTTCCCAATATTGATCTTTAGGATGCCAATGCCCCTCGCAGCCATTTAATACCCATTGTTCAAATGTTGTATTTTGATATAGTGATTTAAGCCAATAAAAATTTTTATGATAAAAAAACCATGACACAACTCGATCATATGGATTACGAACGATAGTAAATGGATTATAGCTTAAGAATTCTTGAACTGAATCAGGAGATATGTCACCTAATATCAAAGGTTTAAACTGTTTAATATATTGTGTCGCCGTAGTATGATAACCATCGCCCCTTACTAAATTAAAATGGTTTTTTATGGATGTACCAGCACACTTAGGTATATGTATAAATACACTTTCTGGAAATTGACTCTTATCGATATAACTTTTTAGAAAATCTAAATACATAATTAAAATAATGTTCGCCATGTTCGAACACCAGTACATTTATGATCACAAAGTTCATATTGTTCTTGATCATCGATCAAATTATATTTTTCTTCTGTTGTATTGACGACAGTTGAAATTGTATCTGGTCCTGCTAGCCATATAATATCATAATCTTCTTCGGGAACAATTCCCATATTAAGTCGTTCAGCAATTAAATCAATTGTTGATTTTATAATTGGATGCCCTGGTGGTGAATATATCATATAAGAAGCTATTCTAGTTTTATGCTCTTTAACTCCATTTCTATTTTTAAAATTACCAGACATTTCATACATTTGATCCGGTAATATAGTTTCAACAATAAAGAGAGGTGTCTTAGGATCTTCTTTTATCTTTTGTAAATAGCTATCAGAAAATAATTCTACATCATAATCAGTATATATTCCTCCATATCTATATAATACACAATACCGGATGACATCAGATAGTAATGAAACATGATCGGAATACTTATCAAAACATACTGACACTCTCGGATCAATATCCTTTAATAATTTATGTGTTGATTCAAGATGAAAATCGCCCCACTCCATTTCATTCCACCCGGGCAAAAACTTATCAAAACTATCAAAATGATAATCATAAGATATATTTTTATCTCCAAACCAAACTCGATGAATGTTTTTATACATCAGTTAATTCCTTTAACAATTTTTTCGAATTTTTTTTATTTAAGTCTTTGAAGAATGCTCTCACTTTATCAGGATTATGAGTCTCTAGATATTTTTCATGCGCTGTAATATTTTCATCAAAACTCTCCCGAAGAGCCTTCCAGCCAAATTTATATGGAAATTTATAATTAAAATGCGCCGCTTTAAAAAACTCAATATTCTCGTCGTGCTTAATAAATTCACAATCTAAAAATACAACTAAATCTGGATCAAGCCATTCCAAAAACATTGGTAAGCGAGTCACATATAATAGTGCACCAGTAGATAGTCCTTCATATACATAATGTCCCCACCCTTCATAATAGCTAGGACATATATGAAATATGTTTTTATTATAATGATTAGTAACGACCTCTTCCGGTAAAAACTCATCAATATAATTAATATTAGAAGATTTATAAATACCCTTATGTTTGCGATTACTCTCTAATACAGTTAAACTATATTGGTTACAGTTATGCATAAAGGAATCTAATACCAGCTCTGTTCCTTTTTGTATGCTCTTACCTGCTACATGTAAAAATGTATTTTGTTTTTTAATGTTAGGATCATATTTATCTTTTGAGATAAAACCGCAATTAACTATATTTGAATTATATGGTTTAAGAAGTTCAGTACCGAGTGTTGATTTGGTAATAATTTTATCAAATTTATGTAGATCAAAAATTTTTCGAGATCCGGTCCACTCTTCATTAGCTATAAGAATATTTTTCTTATTTTGATGTAGCAGACATGGATTAAAGTCTTGTAAATGTATACCAACATCGTACTCTTTTAAAGGAGAAAAATCTTCACCATAAGACGAAGTTATAGATTGATTTAAATATACTATATCAAGGTCATAATCTTCATATAGTAAGTCTTGAATTAAGGAGAGATCTGCAATTAACCCAACACCGTTGTTAATTGTATATAAACACGCAGTCCTTTTCACGGAATGTTTATCTTAATAGATTTTCTTTATAACCTAACATTTGCCATTGCTGAGTATCTACTTCCCAAAATACAACAATACCAATTGGCAATTCAGCAGTATCAACAAATTCATCATCGACAATACCTTTTTTAAATTTAGAATTTTCTACAAGAAACACCTTTTCCTTAAAATATACAGCGCGAGTTTTACGTTTATATTTTGTTTCATAAGCCTCTTTATCTGCTAATTTAGTCCAGTCCCATGTCAATGGATTCCAAAATATTGTTAAAGAGGGTTTTACTTTTGCTTGTATAGTTTTTGTACCAAGAAAAGTAATTTCTTGTATATCCTTCTGGCTCGTTTTATATTCAACTCCATTAAAATAAATATCTAAACCTTTTTGTGGTATATCATCCATTTCTATGTAATTAATTATACATGTCGAACGATCTTGCAACTAGATTTTGTGATCATCCCTGGACCTTTCTAGAAATACAGGAAAAAGGGTTATATAACTGTTGTCCACGGTGGGTTAATCTTAATCGAATAGGGGAACTAACACCAGATTTAGATTTTTATGAAGAATGGAATAGTAAACGGAGTAAAGCATTCCGGAAAAGTATTTTAGATGGGTCTTTTAGTATGTGTAATAGCGAGGAGTGTCCTAAAATACAAAACAAAACCTTACCCACACGTAAAGATATAATGGCCGGGAAGTATGGTGATAAATTAAAATTTATTCTTGAATTTGGTTTAGAAGTTTCAGAGCCTCCAGAAACTATCAACTTATGCTATGATAAATCTTGTAATATGAAATGTCCTAGTTGTAGAAAGCAGTTAATACAATACGGTGAGAAAAATTATCCTGATCGATATAAAAGAACATTAATGATTAATAAGCGACTATTACGAATGATTCATAGTAAACCACATCCCGTTCATTTGAACATAACTGGATCAGGAGATCCGTTTGGTTCGCCTTCATTCTTTAATTTATTAAAAAAACTCGACCCTAAAAGAAATCCTAAAATTACAATCACTCTACAAACAAACGGAGTATTATGGGATGAAAATAGATGGAATCAATTAAAAAATATACATAAACTTAACGTAAGTGCTATTATTAGTCTTGATGCTGGAATAAAAGAACATTATGATAGTGTACGAGTTGGCGGAAATTGGGATAAATTAATGAAAAATCTTCACTTTATACGTGAATTAAAATTATCAAATATACGATTAGATATGTGTGTCCAAAGATATAACTATAAAAGTATACCTGAATTTATACAAATAGCTCAAGCACACGGATTTAATTCATATACTTCAAGGATTTTCAATTGGGGAACTTTTGCAGAAAAAGATTTTGATTATCATAATATTTTTGATTCTAAGCACCCGGAACATGTACAATTCTTAAAAGTACTAAACCAAGATTATCATTATGATAAACATGATTGGGGTAATTTAACAGATTTTATAACAGATTAATGAAACTAGCAGTATTACTATACGGTCAACCCAGATTTTGGGACTTAAGTCATGAGAGTATTATACAAGAGACTACATTTGAAAATAGTACTACAGATTATTATTTTCATTTCTGGGATCAAGTCGCATACGGACACAACGATTGGGAGTCTGGTGGTAAATTAACACAAGAAGATAAAGATAAAATAGTATCTATTTATAAACCTAAAAAACATCTCTTTACCGATTATAGTCCTCTAGAGAAAGTAGAGGAAGAAGTATTTCAAATGGTAGAAGGGTGTAAGGAGAAATTAAAATTCTTTTATAAAGATGGTGGTAAGACGGAGCCGTTAAATCTATCCAAAACCATTTTCGAAGCTTGTGAACCATGGCATTTGCAATACTATTTAGGTCAGTTTGTTTCATTACAGCAAGGAGCGGAGCTAATTGACGAGGAATATGATTATATCTTTAGGGTGAGAACAGATGTATTATTTGTAACTCCTGATATGTATGAAGAAGAGCGATTTTATAAGTCAGATAAACAATTATTTTACCACAGACTACACAAACAGGAAAAAGGAATATTCTGTAAGTATGGAGATTTACAAATATGGGAAGGAGCTAAAGATCCAAATGGTGACCGATCCGATCAACAGCCTATAAAGCGCACTACATATGAACAATTTTCATTTTTAAATGATGAGCTATATGCTAAAAAGCGAGGTGGTAAATGTAATGTTTATAACTCTAAGAAACAATATTTACACATGAAAGATTGGTATCTTGTTGGTAGTGGCTCTGATATGTTATGGAGTATAAAACAATATATTAATACTATCCTGATTATGATTGAAAAATCAAGAAAGTTCCTTAAGGAGGATGGTATAGATATCAATTGGGCTGCTGGTGAAATTGTTTGTGGTGAGGTTTTAGGGTTGAATGGTATAAATGCAGGAGAATTAGGTCATGAGTTTTTAGATAGAATGACCATACATAATAGAATGTTGAAAATCGCGAACAAATTCACAAAACAATGTATTTTAGATAGACCGCACATTAGAGTATTAGCAGATTCTGATTTATCTTTAAAAGAACAATATAAAAAGATTATAAAAAGTACATGAGAGAGATTCTTAAAAAAACATTTGATAAAATATATTGTATAAATTTAGATCATAGAACAGATAGATGGGATCATGCAAAAAAGGAACTTTTAAAATATAATATATTAGATTTAGTAACAAGATTCTCAGGCTGTACAGGTAAAAACGGAGAAACTAGTTATACCTTTGCAACAAAAAGTCATATTGAATGTATTAAAGACGCAAAAATTAATAACTATAAAAATATTTTAATTTTAGAAGATGATTTTAAATTTATAACAGAAAAATGGGACGGCGATCAATTTATAAAATCTGACCCAACTGACATTATTAATAACGCTATACAACAAATAAAAAATATACACTGGGATATGTTATATTTTGCTTATAGACCAAAACTACCTATACAATTTATCGACTATAAGCAAATAACAGAGAATGTGTTTCAATGTATAACTCAAGTATGGGGTAATGCATATGGAATGAGTAACAAATTATATGACTTTATTTTAAATAATGATCCAGCGGGCAAAATACCTGGAATTGATCAATATTATAGTAAATATTTAACTCATAAGTTTAAATGCTTTAACATAATGCCTATGGTAGTATGTCCGTATACTGGGGCGAGTGATGCGCGAGATCAACAAGCTGAAAAAAAAGGATTTGTTGACAATTATAAGCTTGCACAAAGAATGCTACGACAATTTTATGTATAATTTTAATAAAATTAAAAATTGCAAAGACGCAAGATTACTACCTGGAGAAGAAATGATATGGTTAACAGGTACGGAGGAGTCTTTCGACACTATACGGAAAAAATATATTTGGTTAAATGAAAATAGTAAATATGGTTCAACAGATCATTGTGATCAAACTATAAGGCACCTGTTACAAGAAAAAGCACCTCTAATAAATTCTTGTTTAGATATAGGATGTGGTGCTGGTCATTTTTCATCATGGATAATTGATAATTTATGTAAAGAAGTATATGGATTAGATTTTGCTATAACCGGATTAGCAAGCATAGAGGAAAAAGGTGTGAGTTTTTTAAAAGCAAACGCACACGAAATACCTCTGCCTGATAAAAGTATTGATTTAATAACTTCTTTTGATTTTTTAGAACATGTACATCCAGAATACTTAGAGAAAACTATAAAAGAAATGCAGAGAGTTTGTAGGAGATTTATGATACATAAAGTCGAAAACAGACCAAGTAAGTTTATGCATAAAGAGGTCGGACAATTACATTTAATTCAAGAAAGCGAAGAATGGTGGAAAAAATACATTTTTGAGCCTATAAGCAAACAAACAATCCGCATTGAAAAGAAAGTATATTTACTGGAAATATGAAAATTGCATTACTATTATACGGTCAACCTCGATTTTTTCAATATACCTACAAGTATATCTTACAAGAATATACAATAAAAAATTGTGAGACTCATATATTTGCTCATTTTTGGAAAGATATAGGGTACGGGCCAAATGATGATGAATAAAAAAAGTACTATCACATTGATAGCATACAAAATTATTTAGAAAAAATAAACACTAAAAAATATCTTATAGAAGATTATACAGATCTAGATAAAGCTTTAATATATATAAAAGAACAAATAAATAAAGACCATAATAGATATAAAATAGGTCAACACTTATCTATGGAAAAATGTTTTAATCTAATAGAGCAATATCAAAGCGAACATAATATAAAATATGATATTGTTATAAAAGTAAGAACAGATATCTTTTATAGCAATAGTAAATTTTATAATACGAAAATAGAATATGAAAATGTAAAATATAATAATTATATTGCACCGTTTAAACACTTTTTACCGGGAACAAAAAACATTATTGTACCAGAATTTCAAGTATTTAAAATACCGGAAGAATTGTTAAATAATGAATACTATCATAAACAAATCCAGGAAATCTCACAA